TGTAATTGTTTCACCTGTATTAAATGTAGTTGCAGGTATTGTAAGTGTTGATCCCGAAAGTTTCTTTTTCAGATAGGCACGTTCTACACCATCAAAATGATATTCCTGCCACATTTGCAAAGCGTCATCTACGCGGTCACTAATTTGATCTTCGTCAACATTAATTTCTATTACAGGAAAACCTAAGCGGCGTAGTGAATAATCAATAAGTCCTTGTCTAGTTGTTATAGCCATTATGCCCTCGTTACGTTTGGTCTTACAGTTACTATACCCTCAAAAGGTCTAAGTGTTTCAGAAGAAGATGCAACTTCAACATCATAAACAAATCTATTGTTGCCTGTAGAACCAACTGAAATAGCCGCAGTTTGTGCCGCGGTTAGTGAAAGTGTTACCTTACCTGTTGCGTCAACAACGGCAGTGGTGAAGGCAGTAGATGTGGATGAATAGTGAGATCTACGCATTTGTGCGGTCGCCGTATAACCTGTCAAGTTTTTGGCACTTCCTGCAGAGTCCAATACTGTAAACTCTTGAGAAAATGTGGCGCCCTGCTCAATTACAATGTTAGTAGTTGTTGCCATTGGTCATCTTCCTTGTTTGTTCTACTATTTATACAACTAAATAATAGACATGATTACAATACACACATTACTTTATGGCGACAAATATACATATGATGATGTAAATCGTATTGCCGCATCGGTTCCTAACATGGATTGCCGCTTTGTTTGTCACACAGATCAAGGTGAGAAACTTCGCAAGGATGGTCTTTACGAGGATATCATTCTAAGATGGGCTGATATTGAATTAGGCACGTTTGAAAAAGTAAACATTCTTGGTCAAGATTGGGGTCATTCAATATATCTTGATTTAGATGTTGTGATACAAAAACAAGATTTGTCAGATTTTATAACAATTCACGGTAATGCTATATGTAAAACTTATTGGAAGCCTGAAGGCTTTGAAGCTGAACATAAAGGCGGTGACTTCAACTCTAGTGTCATGTCATGGAGAGGTATTAGTGGACTGCCTATTAAAAAACACTTTAATAAAAATCCTTACAAGTGGATAAAAGAATATGATGGGTGTGACGATAAATATCTTTTTCACGAACACAAGGATAAGTTTCACCCATATGAGAAAGGTAAAATTTATTCCTATATGTTTGGCATAGACCACGAAACAGATGTAAGTCCTCGTGGCAGAAAATATAGATCTAAACCCGATATTTGTTTATTGAATGGTCAGGATCGCTTTAACTTTGATTTGAGGACTGATTACTATACTCACTTTTCTAACAATAAAGTGGGGTGACAAATACTCCGCTGATTATGTAAACAATCTGTATGGAATGATTGATGCTAATTATGTCAATCAGTTTCGTATGGTTTGCTTTACTGACGAACCTGACAATATCCGAGAAGAAGTAGAAATACATCCTATTCCGGATATAGAACCTTTGCATCCTAAATATTGGTTTGGTAAGGAAAACTACTGTTGGGATCGCAGTAAGTTTCTTCTGTTCAACGCACATAAACTATTATCTACTGAAGGGCCTTTTTGTTATTTTGATCTTGACATTGTGATACAGGATAGTATAGATGAATTTTACGAACTTGCCTTTCAACCTCACATTTTGTATTCCCATTGGCAGCCTGAAGGACAACTAAAAGAAAGACGTTTTCGAGATGTCAGAGGAACATATTACAATTCTAGTTGTATGTTGTGGTGGTCAGATCAACCTCAAAAAATATATGAGGATGTTGTAAACAATCCTGATATTTTTAAAGTATTTTACAAAGGCTCAGATAATTACCATCAGTGGCGGCGTCCTGCAGGAAAAGACTTCTGGAACTTTTTGCCGTGCGATTGGTATTATAGTTACAATTATGAGGATGCAAACTACAAAGCCAAACTAGCTTTATTCAATCAGAATATGATTGAAGGTGAAGACACTGTAAGTTTAGATAAATGTGAAGATGCCTCCATACTTAATCATTGGTATGGTAAATATGACATGTATAAAGAACTACCGACAAGAGTAGTTCTAGAACTCACAAACAAATTCAATGATACAGATAATAAATTTAATAACATCTTTGTAGAAGAGGATGAACTAACTCTTGCAGATATAAAACGTATATTCAAAAATTATAAACTAGAATATGTTACTCTGCTTAGAACACTCTCAGCACCTTGGAGATGTAAGGATTATTTTGAAATTATAGAATGGTTTGGTGAACAGGGTGCTCAAGTAATCATGCCCATATTAGAAATAGATGACGAGCCTCAAACTACTGAAGTTCAAGAATCTATACGAGATATTGTAAGTAGAGAAAATATTTACGACTTCAAACAAACATATGAATATCGTAATATTGACAAGGAAGAAAAATGGATTATTGATTGTGAGGCAAGAAATGATAATAGCATATATGTAAATGCAAAAGGTCAAGTTTTTCCTTGTTCATATATTGCTAGAGACGTATTAGAAAATAGATTGTATCCTTTGCATCCAATTGACTATCCTTATAACAATAAATACAATAACGCCAAGTCTTTCGCTGTGAAAGACATTGTTTATAATGACGACTTCGAGCATTATAATGAAAGTCTCAAACGAGACCATTTGAAAATTTGTAAAGAGAAGTGTGGAAGATGCGTGTAAATTTTGTATGTGCTAAATGGGGCACCAAATATGGACCACACTTTGTCAATCGGTTATGTAATATGGCTAGGAGAAACTGCCCTGACCATTTTGATTTCCACTTCTATTGTTACACTGATGATAGTGTTGGTCTTCAATCTGATATTACGGTTATCCCCTTTCCAGATATTCCGAACATCCATCCTAAGTATTGGTTCGGGAATGATAATTTTAAATACGGAATGGCTCGCTGTTGGGATCGCCCAAAAACTTTTGTTTTTAACACCCATAATTTCGCCGATGACAAACCTACTGGTCGGTTCGTCTTTCTAGATTTAGATGTCATCATTCAGAACGACCTAACTCCTATCATTACATATAATATGGAACAACCTACTAAGATGCGTTCTTGGTGGCAGGATCCACGCCCTATGGATACTCGCCGCTTTAAAGTTTCACATGGGGCGTTTACAAATGGAAGCTGTCAAGTATGGAGCGATGACCAATGTGAACCTATCTGGGAAGATGTATTAGAGCATCAGGATAAAATTTGGTTCACATATACAGATGGCACTGATAATTACCACAGTTGGAGATGGCGTGAGCTATGGGATTACTTTCCGAGCTGGATGGCATATTCTTATAATCGCGGCCGCTCATGGGATGAGGATGATTTAAATGTAGGAATATATCGTGAGAACTGCATTCTATGTGTATTCAATGTTGACTTGTTGCCTTTTGAAGATGCATCAAGAGGAAAAACAAAACAGGATGAATTAGCAGACCCCAAGTTGTTGGAACATTGGCAGTGACATACGAATATAGAAACTTTAGAGGTAAAGACTGGCTTTGGCCTAAAAGTGACTATCACTGCTGGAAACATCTAACAGAATACTTTCCGGACATACCTGAACAAATTTTGTTTACCATTGATGGTGCCAATACAGTTGTTCAAGCAGGAGGTAACTGTGGACTATATACAGCACAATACGCAGACATGGTTGATAAAGTTATTACGTTTGAGCCTGAACCAACCAATTATCATTGTTTAAAAGAAAATTTAAAAGAATATAATAACGTTACAATATATCCTCACGCATTAGGTAATGTTGAAAAGTTAATAGGTATGAGAAAACGTTTTACTAATATGGGTGCTTCATTTGTTTCAAAATCCTTAAAGGGCAATATAAAACAGGTGCCTTTAGATAATTTTGATATACAACCAGATTTAATTCACTTGGACATTGAAGGTATGGAAAAAAGTGCTTTGCGTGGTGCAATGAAAATACTTAAAAAATATCATCCTGCAGTTGTAATTGAAAGAAATGTTGGAGCAAACTTGTTGGTTGAATTAGGTTATGAACCCCAAGGCAAATTTGGATTGGATTATTTACACACATGAATATTTACACTGTAAAATGGGGTGACAAATATAGTTCGGACTATGTAAATAAAATTGCATATACAGTTGCGGCTGATTTTCCTGAGGCAGAACGTAATATGTTTTGTATTACAGATGACCCTACAGGACTTGCAGACTTTGTGCAACCTATTATTATACCTGAGGATAATGACCTTGTAAAATGGTGGAACAAAATGTATTTGTTTTCTCCTCTTGTAGAACAAACAGGTGAAAAACTTTTCTTTGATCTTGATATTCTGATACAACATGACATCACAGCATTTGAGGAGTTTGATCCTGAAAACTGTTTAGGTATTGTAAAAACCTGGTGGCATGATTTGGAAACAATGCGTAAAGAAACAGAACATGTGCCTCACAAGTTCAGTGATATCAACTCTAGTGTTCTACGTTGGAATAACAGTTTTGATAATAAAAAACTATGGGAATATTTTACTAAATATAAGAAACAAATCATGTGGCATTATCGAGGCATTGATAATTTTTTGTGTGATAAAAATATAGCCCCGATGAAAATATTTCCTTTCGGTTGGGTTTATAGTTTTAACCAAGGATATATTTATCCTCAAGATACTGAAAGGCATGTTTATAGAGAAATGCCTTACGTTTGTTTATTTGATTCTATGGGTAAAAGTGAAGATGTTAAAATCTAATTTTCTAAACAATTATAAGTTTTATGGTGAAGCCCTATACTTTATTGAAAAAAAGGCTCCTCATAAAATATCAGACTTGCGACAAAGTTTTGAAGCCAATCATGTGGAGGCTGCCACGTGGCTTGTTGAAGAACTAATGAAAGTTACCGATAATTGTGCAAGGCAGGAAAAACTAAGTGTGCTTATTCTAAACTCCTGGTTAGGTATGCCACTTGTTCCTTTGTTGTGTGAAAATATTGATATAGGTGAAATAAATTTAGTGGACCTAGATCAAGAAGCATTGGACCTATCTAAACTTTTTCACAAACATTATTCTCAGGAAAAATTTGTTAAGATGCGACATCACTGTCTTGATATACCATTTGCGTTTGAAGAACTTAACAAAATAGATGCAGATATTGTAATTGCAATTAACACCGAACAAATGTATCCACTTGCAGAGTTAGAAACAAAAAATCCTATGGCAGTTTTTGCTTGTCAAAATAGCAACGT